GCCACCATTGATGCATTTGAAGAAGAGGTAAAGTAGTCAACAAGAACAGCAGCATCTGATTGTTGTATGCAAAAATCAATCTTACCAAATTGTATATTTTGGCCTTTTTCTACATATGGATTCCATTGTTTTGTTCGTATACGAATGCAAGATTCTCGCGTAGCTGTAGCACCACCAAGATAAGCCAACAACAATGGCTCATCGCCTATAGATACAGTACTAGCTGTCAAAACACTTACCTTGTAAGTATTGCCGGCCAATTCAAAATCAACTGGCCCTGTTGATACCCCATTTTCAATATAAATATAGTCATCATCCTGAAGAGAATGGTTTTCTATAGTTAAAACAGTATCATTAGCAGCATAAACAGCATCTGTAACTTGCATAACAGGCGCGTTTCTCGCTATATCTGGAGATACAATAAATACATATCCCTGTTGATTACCAGCAGCAACTTGACGATAATCCGCCTGAGTTACTCCACTCAACCAAGTATTATTTGTTTCACCCCAGGTATAATTCGAATCTAGCCATGTAGCGTCATCTTGTTGCTCAAAATAACCGAAACAGGTTATACAGTCATCGTTAATAGACCATGAGTCGTCTTTATAGTTATACGCAAGAACATTTCCAGGGAATACTTTTGAAAATTCACTTCCGCCATAAGTCGGAAACGTCCAATAAACCATTTCTGTGTAGTAGTCACGTATGCCATAAATACGTTCTATGCCATTATTCTCAGACCTAAGATCAAATATCTTGTCCGGTATTTTTGTGTCTATACGCTCAACGTTGGCACCGCTACAAGCGTGAATTCCTACATTTCCTATCGTGAGAATAACCTTATCAAATGGAACAGCAGAAAATGTAGCGTCGGAGCCAAGTTCCGTATTAATTTTTTGCCATATAAAAGGCTGTACTTGATTACCAGTGTACGCAAGTTCCCATGTGCTGCGCTCAAAATAAACAATAAGACGATCTTTAATAAATTCAGCACCGATTATCTCCTCATCAGTAGAAGCGTCTATCCATCCAGCTCCGTCCCAACCAGGTTGATTATTTTCAAGCCATGCTGATCCACCAGTGTCAAAAAAGTATATCTGTGTATTTATTGGTGCAGCAACAAAGTTATATGCTCCGGTAGCAATATTAAATGTATGGGTAGTTGAGGCTCCGGTTGTAGTCATTACTTGTACACCAGCTACATTACTTACTACCGTACAAACCTCGTCACCAATAGTAAACATCTGTCCGACTCTTCCTGCAGCTCCAGGAACGACACCAGCAGCGTCACCACCAGCATTTGTGATACCAACACCAGCTCCTCCAGCAAGGGCAACTGCAGATGCAGGAAATGGAACACCATTATGAGAATAGCGACATCGTGCCGGATAGTGAGAATTTATTGTAGCCGTGCTATTCGTTTCAATGGTATTTAATAGTATCAACCTATCTTTAAATGGAAGAATTATCCTGCAAGATTGAACGTAATTTCCCACACCGGCCGTTAGAAATTTAGGTCTAAACGCAGTGAAGTCTGCTCCATCATAGGAATATATTGGATCGTCATTTGCTCCAGGAGCCCCAGTCTTTGCAGCATTATAATTAGTTACAAATAATTGAACTTCTGAAGTATTTGCACCTTCCCAGTTTGTTGACCAGTAAAACTTAGAGTCGCTTCCATGCCAAACAGCAGTTCCTGTTCTTAGCCAAGACCCCCCAACAAATTTATAAGCAAATTGTGTATCAAATGCGTAAGCGTCGTGTTGTATAATTGCCCCTTGCTCATAAAGAGTTAGCCCCATAATTGGCTCTGCAGGATAAAAATATACCTGAGTTGCTGGAGTTGCTCCGTCAAATACATAAGCACCGTTATTTGTGTTATAACTCATGGTTATTGACGCACCGGTGGTTAACATTGCCGCAGGAAGCCCAAGGGCATTTACCGTAAATATTTCGTCCCCTATTGAAAACGCCTGTCCAATTTTAAATTTAGATCCCGGTACTGTTCCAGCAGCCTGCCCCGCCCCATTAGTTATCCCTACTCCGGCCCCGCCAGTTAGCGGTATACGAACTCTGGAAAATAATGGAGCCGTTTGATTTGAGGCTGCTCCAGTTCCGGTTAGCCTAGACCCGAAACGTTTTCTAACGCGACCTCTAAAAACATACGCATTCTCTAACTGTTCAAAAGCGTCATCCATTATAAGCCACGGCCTTAGATCAGTCTGAAGTCCTGTCTTTAGTGGCGCTATTAAAAAACGATCGTATTTCATATTAGTATCCTATTGCCAATATATTAACACCAATAGCGACACCACTCCAAGCTGCAGATCTGGACATAAAAACAGCGTTTAAACCATTAGGGGTAGCCGCAATAATGTCATCTCGAATATCGCCGCCACTTATTGTTGATGGGGTAACTTGAACAGTAAACATAGCAGTCGGAAATGCGATTGGAAGAGCAACAACACTCGCAGCGCCATTCATTACACCGGAAGTCCATTGAATAATTATCCCAGACGGAAGGTATGTCCAGCCAGCATTTGCCTTTAAAGATGCGGTAAATGGTATCTGAGTTGCTGTTTTGTTGATAAAAAGTTCTGGAACACCACCAGAATTAGCTGCATAAATACCAACTTCAGCAGCTCCGGCTGCTCCTGGTGCAGCCGCAACAGGAAAAGTAGCTTTTTTGTGCTTGCCTTGATTTGCGCCATTAAATGCAACGTGATCGACGTTAACATAGGTATTTATTTCAGTGAAGTTTCCATTAAGATCAGATTGTGATGTAGATAATTTATCTGTTGCTAATGGAATGTTACTTTTGTATGCCATTTTTTTCCTTAAACGTTATTGCCGCCCCAACCAGAGATTCCGCTAGATATGTCTACTTGCTCTGTATAAATAGAAGAAGTTCGCTCATTAGAAGCGTTCATTATGGTTCTACGCAGTACAAGAAGTTCTTGTTTTTTGTATTCTGGGAATATTACACTTGCCGATTGTTCGTCTAAGCGATCTTCGAATATTTTCTTTGATGCGCCATATGCTATATATTGCCACCACTCACTCAAATCTGGAACATCAGCAGCGTCTAGAAGTTCAGTTGGCCTACAGTACACCTCTAAATCAACCCTATAAGGCTGATCAGGAACCGGCCTGACAACAAACTTATCATCGTAATAAAGTATTGCTTGTGGTCTAGAAATGGTACAAGGCAGTGTTTGGCTATTTATAGCTATACCGTTCATTGGAGCAACAGGAAATGTAAATGCATAGGCCCCAGTAATGTAGTTTATAGTTCCGACTGATACAATAGAATCAGGAACTACTAGATTACCAATAGCCGAATTTACGACTGGATCATCTTTTAAAACGAGCCCATTACTATTAATGTCTACAGAGCTAAATACTACTTCACCACGAACAACTGGAACCTGAGTAAGTATTCCCGCAAAAGCAACATTAACACCATTACCAGTGCCAATTAATCTTATACTTTCTACGCGCGGATAAATACCGTAAAATTGCTCACGAGAAAGAGAAACAAAAGTAGGATAACCAGCTATAGTTACTTGCTTATGCACGCTTGTATACTTATTTTTAAAGTTATACATAGGATCGGTTAAATCAACTGTATTAGTAGAATACGTGTCTATGTATGGCTTAGTATAAAAAGAAAAGACCTTCCGCAAGGAGAACAATTTAAGATGTTCAGGGAAGTCGTACAAGATAAAAGTATTAATATACTCATCGATTTGCGCATCACTAATTTGTGTTGTTGATGGGCTTCGAGTCAGTCTACGTATTTTAGTTCTTATGTTACCTAATGTAGACAGTGTAATATCTGGCATACTATCCCCTTACATTGTGAATTGCTTGAGTTAAAATTTCATTATCTTCGCCTATAGGAACAACTTGAGCACATACGTCTGCCCACGCAGGAATCGGTGCCACAGGAATGGAAAATGGCTCAAATGCTGATGTATCTATATCAATACTAAAAGAATTAGCCGTAACCACTGTTATCTCTCCCTGGTATTTATCTAAATCTTGCATACCACATGCCTTCGGTATACGTAATCTTATGATTAACCCAGTTGAATAGTCATGGTCTTCTGCTACTGCTACAAGAGCCCCACCTAGCGTACTAATACGACAAGTTGTTGTAATAATAGCCGGATAAGAATTTGTTATCGATAAAATAAGTCGCATTGGCGGCCAAAAATACGAATCTGCGTCTGCAAAATATGTGCTCATTTCAGCTCTCTTCGCCACTGATATATGGTTCCATTAAATCATTTGTATCGTCAAACTCAAGATATCCCATAGCGTCAAAAATATATTCATTATTAATATTTGCCGAAAGCGAGTTATCCTCGCAAGTATATGTAATATCTTGTGGAATATCCTCAATTTCTGGTGAAATTTCCTCTGAAACAAGGAGGGCTCCCACAAATACAATAATCTTCAACATTTTTGATCCAATTAGCTAGGGTTAACAATATGTTCAACGGTTATAATCTGTTTATCGCCAAATGCAAGGTCTTCGATATCAACAAATTCCAGGCTCTGAAATCCAAATCGTCTTACTTTTTGCCCAATTCTCATTGATGGCTTACCAATTTCATCCATAGAGTGTACATGTACAGGATACCAGCCATTCTTATTAAGATGCTTAGCAACACCAAGCGGGATCTTGTAAACTTCGCCATCAACAAAGTCGAATCGTTCTACTGGGTCTTCTTTATACACCTTAAAAACAAAACTCATCGAGCCACCAGGGACTTCATAAAACCTAAAAATACCCTTAACTAACTCGCGGTCTTTATCTCGCGCATATTTAAGACTTTGCTTCGTTACTTCTTTTTTATCTTTAATTTCTGCCATCTTTTTCTCCTTGAGATATTAGTAAATTATACAAGAGGGGAAGCGCTTCCCCTCTTGTTTTAACTATTAATTAGAGTGTTGCTACAGTCTTATTAAAAGATGTACCAGCACGCCATTTAATAATATCACCAGCCGTACCGCCAGCGCTACCAAGCGCAATAGCAGCGGTTACGTTATCCGTACCAAGAATAATACCTGTTGTGCCTTGGTTTTCCGTGGCACCAGCAAGAATATTTGTACCTAGTGACAATGCACTTGCAGTGTCTTCTCCAACTGGAACCACTTCTGCGTAAGTAAACGGAACAGCAGCGGCCAATGGGAATGCAAATGCAGTAAATGTACTGGAGTCAATATCAACAGTTAATGTGTTGTTACCAGTTGTTCCAGCGATATTACGTGCAACTACCGTACCCGTTAATCCGTTCATTTGTGTCATGCCAAAAGCAGCAGGAACAATGAAGCGAACTTTTTCGCCCAAGTTGAAGCTATGGGTTACAGATGTTCTTACGACAGCTTGAGCAGCCGCAGTAATACCAGTAATCCATCGACGACGTGGGTAAAACATTGGGTTGAAATTAACGACGCGATAGAATCCAACACCACCAGCAGCAGGTTGTGGCATATGTGCTAGGGCGAAACTTACGCCAGCTACAACTGCGCCGATGCTATAATCAATAGAAGCCATTTGAGGGCCGGTTGTAAGGCTCGACAAACGGACTATTGATTGATTTGCTACTAAACCAGTTGTTGTTCCTGTGTTTACCAATGGTGGATTAGCAGCGGTAACTGCTGTAACAGCAATAGGTGCGCCAAGGGTTTGAAGGCTTTGGTCATAGGTTGAGATACCCCTATAAACAGCACCATTAAAACCAACAGCACAAGTGCTCTTTGAAGAAGCTTGTGTTGCAGCTGCATGGTATTCGCATGTTGCGTCGCCTTGCGCCATCCCATATTGCCAGAAAAATGTATGGGCAGCCCATTGAGTAGCAGCATTCATTTGAGTCAAGTTAACAACTTCAACCCAGTCAGCGCTATTACGTAATGGAATAACCGTGTCATTGCCAGTTGCGGTAAACAGACCTTGTTGAATTATTGTATTTTCGGCCATGTTATCTCCTTAATTAAGCAAGTGTTGTTCTAAGATTGACAACCCATAAATCATTAGTGATTCTTGGGACTTCAGCGAACTTGTAACCAACAGATGCGTTAAGGGCCAATGGTCCATCGTATATTGGTGGGCGATAGATAAATTGAGCCGAATAAGCATCTTGCTCAATTGTAGCGTATGCTTCCATACCAACACAGAATATATTATAAATATCTGCAGCAAGTGCCGAAGCAGCTGTAGATACTGAACCAATAGAACTTACCAAGAAGCGCAAGTTACCAATCGAACCCCACTCTGAACGAAGAGCGTTCATAGGTGCAGGATATTGGTTTTTATGGATAAATCCTTGAACGGCGTCAAGGTTGCCAGTCATACGTGTTGAGCAAAGCCCAAAGAACGCATCACGAACAGGGGCTGTACCAAACTTATCTTCGCCTTCAATGTTATCCATAATGGTATAAGCATTGTTGTTAAGAAGCTCACGTACAATTGTGTCAACATCAGCACGTGTAATTTCTGTTGGGTTGTCGCCATTGACACCGCCCGTACAGTTAATAAACGAAGCTGTCGAAGCAAGCATGTCACGGGTAAGTTGATCTTCGGTTTGACGAAGACTTACACCAAGACGAGCAGCACATTCGTTTAGGACGGGATCTTGAGATTGCAAAGTGCATTTAACTGTTACTTTTTATGACCAAATATATTCTATTTGGCGGAGGGTCTTGTTATTCCCCTCTCCCAATCTTTCAAAAGGGATCGGACTGTCGCTTCACCAATTGGTGTCCACTCGCCTCAGTCTCTCAGCGTGACAATAACCTATATTTAAACTAAACTGGTTCTATAACCAAAGGAGTAAAATATGTGGACCGACGTAGAAATTGGATATTTGGCTGGAATGATAGATGGGGAAGGATCGATATACATTCAAGATAGAAAACAAGGAAACTACAAACACTACTTTCCGAGATTCCAAATAACCAATACCAACAAAGAAGTAATGTATTGGATAAAGGAAACATTTGGAGGAACTATATATCTCAAAAAAAGAAACCACATAAAACCACATTGGAAGGATCAAGTCGAGTGGTTTACCACAAGAGAATCAATGGATAAGCTGCTACCATTAATCATTCCGCATCTAATCATTAAAAAGAAGCACGCCAAAATCATGCAAGAGTTTAGAGCAACGTTTTCCGGTAAGGCTGGAGGTAAGAGAGTTCCAGAAGAATCATTAATAATAAGAGAACGCTGCTATAAAGAACTCAAGCGACTAAATCAACGCGGTCCGCTACTGTCTTCGCCCCTGTCGCCCTCGTCTTTACGTTAGGGGTTCCAAGTCAATCAGAGCGGATTTAAAGCAGGCCATCTGCCTACAATCTCAATATGTCAAAGATCTTTACCTATTATCATTAACCTGCTCGTTGATCTGTACATAGGTCTTCAATCAGATCAACTGTTACGGCACCTAGTTATTACCGTAAAAACTGATCGTAGCATCAATATCAACTGCTGTTAACATTTGTGGAGGAGGTGTTACACCAGAATTTCCAAGTGGTACCATAGCGGTAGCAAGTGGGTTATAGCGTCTCATTCTCAAGGTTCTACCGCCGTTTTTTGGCATAGATTTGAGCATGGCAGGGATCTTGTGAATCATGTTGGGTACTGGTACTGACAAAAGCTTATAACTAAAGCTTTGTTGAACCGGTGATGGAAGGACCGATGTCGTTGTTATTGGCATAGACATTCCTAGTATAAATAAATCCATATTTATAAACACTAAGTTGACGAATCTTAGAATTAGCGTCTGGGGTTGACGATTTCCCCGTAGCGTCGTTTTTTTGAGGGTGGCGATCTCCTCTAGCGCCAATCACTATTATACTCTTTTTAATTAAAGAGCATCAAGAATAGGATTAGAAATAAAAAAAGACCAAGGATCACTCCCTGGTCTTTTTTCTTGTCGAAGTATACTAGTACTTATTATTGAATGCCGGTTTAATAATACTGCAATAAATCACTTTAAAACAAAGATATCCTAAAAATAAATGCATTATTTCGGCCATAGCTTACTCTTTGCAATTTCAACAACAATACTTGTTGTTGTCATTATTATTAATACCTCATACCAATACAACACGATAGTCCTTCAGTTATAACTTAAATCGGGCCAGTTAGGACGGCCCCAGCAATACCAGCCGCCATAGCTGCAGCAGTCGTAGTTGTTTCAATAACAGCCCCAAAGGTTGATTCTAAACTACACCCAACAATTGCACCAACAGCCGGAGTTGCGACCAAGCTAACAGCACCAGCAACAGTCCAAATTACCGTGTGGCACACCGCAGAAGCAACAAATTTTCCTATCCAAGCTCCGCCAATTGCACCCCAAATACCACCACCATTGACTCGGTGTGTTATTTGAAGGATATACGCACCATTAATTGTTCTGTTGACAGTAATGTATGCTGTACTTCCAATTTTTGACAATAATTCTTCTTTTTCTAGTTCTGTGAGTTCTATAACCTGAGACATATCAATTGAATCTATTTGCTCTTGTGTCAAAGGAATCAACTGAAGATTGTTAACCCCAAGAATATTGTTAAGTTGATCAGATGATACATTACGTATTTCTTTATCTACGTTATACGCTTCAACTTTATGTGTTCCAAATTCATCTTTAACAATAAAACCAAAGTCATCATGGAACAGTTGCACTTTGTTGATAGTAGGATTAACGAAAAGATTTTTTGAGGTAATCTCTATTGAAGAAGCAACCAAAGAAGAAGTAAAGATAGACACAGCCAATAATATTTTAGAAATATTCTTTTTAAACATTATACTCCAATAAATTCTATGGATAAAAATTAGATATTATTTCGATCGTTTTTCGATTAAGGCAATAATCGTCCTCTACATAAACTTCTCCTTTATGTAACTCTTCAATAACACGTCTTAATCAATGTTACGCTGGGATGAAACACGTAAAATTGAAACTCTTCGCGAGCTAATTTTACGCAAAAAAAACCCAAAGTCAAGCCAAAGAAAATAGACATAAAAAATGACCGAGAGGCTTATTTCTCGGTCATTTTCTAAAGACACACAATCTCTAGATAGGAAAGCCTGAATTTTAGGCAACGGGTACTTGTTTGTGTCCAAATATCTTATGCCACATTTCTTTAGCCCAGTCAAATACTGCTACAAGATGGTTGTAGGCATCTACCAACCATTCACGAGCAACTTCAAAAAGTGGTTTTAAAATATTTATAAGTGTAACAAGAGTATCATACCAAGCTTTAATATCATCAGTAACAGCAAACGCCTGCTCAATCCCTTTTTTGATTAGATCAGCACCTTTGACATTATGACTAACAAGTTCTCCGAGTGTTGTTAGAATCGTCTCTTTAATAGAAGTTTCCAACTCGATACGTGCAACTGCTTCCATGTATTCCCCTTAGAATTATTAGGAGGTTAAACTACCTATTTTTACGCGCATCTTCCATCTCTTTGCGCAACTGGGACTTTAATTCTTCTGTAAGGCCATTAGCAAATGCATTAGCTCGAGACAATGGACTATCCCCTTGTTGTGGAGAAACACTTGCAAGCGGTTTTGGCTTGCTTGCGTTTCTCTGGGCTATTTCTCGATCTGCTTTGTAGTTATCTTCCACATGTATCCCAAGTTTTTTAATTTGCTTATACGCTGAAACAACCTTACTCCTAAAATTAGTAGATGTATCTAATAATTCAGCAAATTCAGGATCTTGTTCGCGCAATTCATCCATATTTGCTTTAGATACAACTAATTCGATGTCAGGGTATTGCGCCTTAAGCATAGCTTCTTGAGACATTGTGGTGGATTTTTGCTCATAATTCCTTAGCTTCTCTTCCATCTTCTGAAGTTTCTTACTAAGAATCTTCATGTGCTTGCCTTCAGCAATCTCATCAGCCCCTAGATTTAATTCTTCTTCTGGTTCCTCTAAGGGGGTTGGATTTTGTTTCTCTTGGGCAAGCCTCAACGCCTCATCGCGTTCTCTTTCTAGGCGCCTATTCTTTTCAAGAAGCGCCCTAAAGTTACGCTCTTGGGTTGTCTCCTGAGCAGCGGTGGGGGGGGCCTGAATCGGCTCTTGAAGCTGCTCAGGAGTAGAAGAAACATTGGGTTCTTCTGTAATATTTACATCGGCTACGATATTATTTTCTTCGTCAAACATTGACTCTCCTTATTGGTAATAATTATTGAACTAACTCCGAAGAGTCGTCTACTTCATTATTTAGTTTCTTCGCTAACTTATATAGCGTCCCATCAGCAAAATCTAGAACAAATCTTAATAGTTGCTTTTCTTCTTCAACTACAGAGAGCGCATTATTCTTTAAATATATACAGGTATCTTTCGATGGAATCACCCAAATAAAGTCTAAACAATCTGCGTCTTTCTTGTAAAGATAGACTGTTTGGTCGTAGTCAGGGGTTGGACAGGTCGAACGTGCAAAGAAATAATTCCTTAGCACATTAGACATCAACCTTTCCCGCTTAGTAAGTACCACGATAAAGTAAGCATTGCCAAACTCATCGGAAGCATCATCAATACAACTAAGCATGTTTTTAAGATAATCTCCATGCATCGCTCTTTCGATTTCTATTGGGTCATTTGTGATTGGGGTTTTATTCAAAAGATCAGAAGATATCTTCCCTACTGTTTCTCGCTTAATTGTTGTCATCATAATCCTTTAGTTGTATTCCTAGCCAAGCAACTAAATTCTTGTTCATTTTCTTTAGCTTTCTCCAAAAAACAACAAAAAGTGCAACCATTACCCAACTTCTCCGATTTGCTATTTTTTTTTACTCGGTTTATTACTTTTCTTGTCTTCGGCTCTTTGTTCATTAAGCGCAATAGCAACAGCTTGCTTTTTACTTTTAACGATTGGGCCCTTTTTTGATCCGATATGAAGTTCTTTTTCTTTGAACTCGTGAAGAACTTTTTCTATCTTGTTTTTTTTATTGGGCTTGCGAGCCATTCTAACCTTTGGTGTTTTTGTAAGTTTTTCTACCTTAATTGCCATGTATTCCTTTAATTTGCGGGCGCTGATACTAGGGATAATACCAACGCCCGCTTTACTGAAATGTTCATTTTGCTTTAGAAGACTCTTCAGAATTCAATTTACGTTCTTTGGTAGACTCTTTATCGGTGTTAGTTTTTTTGGGTTTCTTACCAAGAATATCTTCTGCAATCTTCCTGCATTTGCCACTTGTTCGAGGCATAATAGGCATATTAAACCTTTTTAGGTTTCATTTTGCTGTTTTTCTTGGAGTTGTCCGCACTGATTTGTCCATCAATACCAGAAATAGTATCATCAAGACCTTCTGGCATTGCTCCATTATTCTTTGGGTAGTTTTTAATTACCAAGTCTTGTGGCATGTTTGCATGAGAACTAACCATAGAGCCCATCATTGCGCTATCTGCTCGCTCTTGTTTTCTTCTCTCGTCAAGACCTTCGTAGTTGCCATAAAATTTTCCAGCCATTGTATTCCTTTAGAAACTGCGGAAGTACTTCCGCAAGGTTAAACCCCTAACTACCTGTAAATGGTACACCCACCACAGGGGAATTTATTTCTTTATTTTACCGCCGCTACGAAACGCATCTTCCATTTCTTTATCGTGTTTGCGTTCGTGCCTAGCGTTTTCTTTTTTATATGCCTTATCGTGCCGTTTTTCTTCTTTATTGTATTCTTTTTTTATCTCTGATTTTTTCATTAGTCTTCCTTTGCTTCAAAGTGGTTTCCATCGGCCCTGGGGAAATGTCCTCCCCATCTATTTGACTGATCTAAACTCTCCCAGTATTTACCAAATATCTCATAATCTATGGTTTCTGATAAATATTTTCCACTAATAGAAAAAAGGTTTAAATCAATCGCCAATCTCTTGCAATGATTGCTCTTTGCTATACCGATGCCTTTTTTTTCATTTATTGCCGCCTGTTCAGCGGTTCTAAAAGTTTCACCAAAAGTACACTTGTATCCCTTGGAATAAATATACACAATCAACTTAGCTACGTCGTGTGTAAATTTAAATTGGTCTGCGTTTAAAGACATGAGTACCCCAACAATAGTTATGCATCACACCAAAAATCTTCTTCGCTGTATTGCTCTTCGCTATAATTCTCTTTTTCATAGCGCTCTTCGTCCGTTAGAACAATTGGGGCTGTTTTATGGCATAAAATCTTCTCGAGCTCCTTATCTTCCCACTTGTCTACAACATCCTTCTTTCCGCATCCGCTAAAGGAGGTTAATAAGAAAATGCCAGACACAAGTAATATTACTCCCGTCTTCACAGTAATCCTCATTATACTAACTGTTGTTCCCCTGGCGAAGCCGCCTGAGCCTCGCTTATTGGGTTATTTTGTTGTTGTCCCACTTGAGAGACAGCATTAATTTCTTGTTGTGATTGAGATTCTTGTTGTTTTATTATATTAAGCATAGACATCAATGTATTCATATGACTAACATCTATACCCTCTATTTCTTTAATTGCCTTAACCATATCAAGCACAGAAGCGTTTTCATCTCGTACAGCTGCCGCCTTACGTTCAATAGCCATAGCTTTGTTTTCTTGTATTCTGCTTAAACGCTCAAGTCCTAAACCCTGATCAGCCATTGAACGAGAATGCGCCAAATCTGCCCTAGCCATAGACTCCTGTACTTCTGCTTGCATCTTAGCTTGCTGTGCCTGCTCTTGTGCTTGGCGAGCCTTGGCAATAGAGTCAACAAGCTTCTTCTTATCTTGGACGGTACAAGCATCAAGAAGAATATCATCAGGAATAGGTATACCAGTCTCTTTAAGTTGCAATAATTGAACCAATTGCATTTGTCTTTGGGTTGTTGTATTAAGTCCTTCCTCTACCGAAGCATCGTACTTACCGAAGGCTTTGTTGTAGAACTGTATTGTTGGCTCTTGTTCGATAATTCTCTTAACTTTGCCAGGCGTGAAGTTGTTTTGAACTACATCAAGAACAATCTTGCCTAAAAGTTTTTGCGATCTATCAAGTTGATCAAATAACCCTTGTAGCGTGGTAAGCCCAGCGCCTTGTCGAAGCATAGATAGTATTCCGGCTTTCTCATCAACTGCAGAACCTAAAAGCTCTTCATTGACACCAGATATCTCCTGTACTTCACGCGCAAGGCTATCAGATAATTGTATCATTGATGGCGGTACTTGTGGTGGCATGATCTGCTCAACATCAGACATCATAGCTTCTTCTTTAAGTGCCAATCCACGTCCTTGTCCTGATTGGAATATGTCTTTTGGGTTTACCAGTGCGTTTTCCTTGTACTTCCAACCAGAGTTTATTTGAGATTCGAAAATATCCAGCTCAATAATCTTACGGCGATTATATAAATACTGAGCGTCACGAAGGCCACGTACAACACCTTGGATGCGCCATGGAAAATATGGGAGTTGGGGGGTGTAGTAAGCAAAAACAGGCACGAAAGGATAAGTGTCAATACCAAGAGGATTTGGACCATCATAGGCTACCTTCCCTTGAACAACTATGGCAACTCGAACAGTTGGCACATCTTGTTCAATTACAGTAACTTGCGGATATTGGCGCAAAAACTCGTTTAATCGATCGGAATCAGCACTCTTCCATTCAAGAACCTCGCCAGTCTGAGTATCAACAAGCATCTTTTGTTTTCTATAATCTCTATAATAAAACTCATCGTAAGTAAGTAAATTCTTGAGTCCGTAATTATAAGATTCTGGCATAAATTGAAACTTGCCATCACGAGAATCATTGGCAGCCAAACTCATGATAAGTTCTTCTTGGTCTGGCAACAGAGCGGCACATTCGCGCTTAGTTAAGAATGATCTCTTCCATAAAGCATTACAATCAGATAGGTCTGCCTTGCGAAAAAATGGGTCTATCAAGAAACTATTATAAGAGCAGTTATCTATTTTTACATTTCCAGATATAGGATCAGATCGGTAGTCAACCCACACCTGCAAAAGGTTCATCCCGGTAACTAATGCACCTTGAAACGACTCAGAAACAGTCTCAAGCATACCTTCTTGTTGATTGATCCATAACATGATCTTTGAAAACTGGTCAGCTGTCTCAGCGTCGCCATTTTCAACAGGTACTACTATTGTTGACTTGCGGTTTCGTCTTTGGTGGCCCGATATCATGTTGATTACACGCTTAATTCGATTAAAATTAAACTGACGGCGACGATTCGCTGGCAGGTTTGCATAGAGATCATTCCATAAAGTCTGATCACCTGCCTCAAATCTAGTGTCTGTATCAGCTTCTCCCCAGAAGGCCTGGTTTATCGCTATACTCTCTGCGTAAAAAGAAGACATCTTAGCTAGGATGCTTTTATCTTTTTCGTCATAGTTTTCTGGACCAAATTGGGGGAAAAGCATAATACTGCCCTCACTTTATTTTCTTATAGGGTGTACCTATAATTTTAATTCGATTAGCCTGCCTATACGTGTATACGTATTTAGTCTACCTCGTTGTTACTTTTTGGAGAAGAAGATATTTCTGCTTCATCCACATAAAGCTTACACAGCCAATTAAATAAATATAACATATCAGGATGCTTATGCTTGATAAACAACCGGGCATAGTCCATACAAGGCTCTATAATATCCATCAACAAAAAAAACCGCTGCTGAAAAGCGAGCGGTGTTTGTTTTTCTATATCGGTTATTCTTGCAATGGCTTTTGGGGTTAAACTTCCAGGCCCCCTATAGTTAATTATTTCATTAAGTGCCGTAAGCACCATCTTGTTAACTATCATTTCCATCTCTGCCTTGGTGAAGTTCCAGCTATTCTTCGATATTCTCTTTATTGGCATCATTGCCCTCATCTTTTTTATTAAGTGTGTACAAAAATCTTGCAGCGGTGCTCTTCTTCATTCCGCCAATCTTTGAAATAAAGTCCATGACATCACCAGTTGAGAAACACGAAAAACAGAAGAATGCGTGACTATTCTCGCTTGCTAAAAAAAGCTCAGGAGCCTTGCAGAATGGGCACATTCCTATCCAAAAGTTTCCCTCTTTTTCTAGGGTCATATACTTTTGTATCATCTTGATGATATCAACATTTAACTTAACTCGATCGTATAATTCATTAGTGCTCATATATTCCTTAATTTTTATCTATTTTTTTTCTTTTATTTGTTTTTGTTTTTAGTACGTCAGTTAATTTAGTAAAGTCATCCTGAAAAAGCCATTTGATTTCTTTGATTGTTTTATTTGTGCTTGGCTCGATTTGGGCATTTACAATACTCCTTCTCCTGAGGTTCTTTGGCTCAAGTAGAGAAGTCAGGAATTTATTTCTTGCCATTGGCGTTCTCTTGCTAAGTAATTAACGTGGATATGCGAATTCAGTTGATAAAAGTGCCATTATTTTACTTAGGTAAACTCTTCCCACAAACACAACAATAAGCCCCTGGAATAGTATCTCCGTAATATGTTGTTATTGTCATGATAAGTTCATTGCGCTCTTTATCTGTAAATTTAGATAGTATTAGGTCTAAATACTCTTGCGATGGGAACTTT